ACGCCCGCGATTGGTGCAAGTAACCCGGTAAAAGTCAATCCAAGCGTTGACATTAACGTCATTATGGACGAAATCGCGAATGCAAATTTGCCCACGATCAAAAGCAATGGCGCAATGCCCGCGACCAATCCCGCGATGATTCCAATAATCGTCAATGTTTGCGGAGAAAGTTGCGAAAGCCATCCGAAAAACTTTTCCATCGCCGTACTAATTTTTTCCACCGCCGGCGCAAGATACCCCGCCAATTGCATTCCTAAAGTTTGAAGTGCAAGTTGACCCGTTGCCTTGATGGTATCAATCGAATCATTGAATTCGTTCGCTTTGTTCAACGTGTCTTGATCGATAAGTTTCAATTCGTTCTTTTCGAATATATCCGCGACACGCTGATAAGTTTCCCCCGCATCTTCAATAAGCGGGTTCAATTCTGTTGCTGATTTGCCGAACAATTGCATCGCGAGCGCATCCCGTTCCGTTGGGTTTTGCATTTCGCCCAACGCCTTGATGGTGTCTTGAAAAACTTCATCCTGATCGCGCAAATGTCCACTTGAATCCGTTACCGAAACGCCCAATTTCTTCCATGCTTCCGCCGCGCTTCCCGTGCCTTTTTGAGCGGAAGCCATCGATTTTTTCATTTTGGTTTGAGCCTTTGCGATCGCTTCAACGCTTACATCGACAAGATCCGCCGCCAATGCGTATTTCTGCAAATCTTTAGTTCCGATGCCTGACACCTTCGAAAGCGTGTTCAAATCATCTGCCGCCAAGCCTGACTTATACGCAAGACCGCCCAACGCTACATCAAGCGCACCCGCAGCCAATGAAATCGGCATCATGGCTTGACCCGCTTTTGTGGCATTATCTCCAAACGCCTTAACCGACTTCGCAGCTTGCCCCAATTTTGAAGCTTCCGCATTAGTGCGCTTTAATTGCGAATTGAACGTTTTTAGTTTCGATTCTGCTTCGATTATCTGCCGTTCAACATTGCGATATTCGGCGGATGTTTTATCAACGCCCTTCGCATCCATTTCCGCTTGTGCTTTTTTCAGCGCATCCAATGATTCTTTCGTTTTCGAAATCTTTTCTTTTAGAATCGTTTGCTTCTGCGCCAATAATTGCGTATTACCGGGATTAAACTTCAAAGCCTTATCAACTTTTCGAAGTTCATTGTCAAGGCTTCGCGTTTCCTTGTTCACCGTTGAAATCGCTTTATTTAATTTTGTAGCATCACCACGAAATTCAATGGTAATTCCTTTAACATTTTCAGCCATGTTATCACCCTAAAAAAGCATCCCAATCCGCTTGCGTTGCTTTTCGTTTTGCCTTCTTACTTTTCTTTTTCTTTTCATCGGGATCATGCGCTTCATTCCAATCGATGCAATAATCAACTACATGCCCCAATTCAAATTCTTTCACGCCTTCAAAATCAATTCCGCGATCCGTTGCCGCCATAATGATTAGATTCAAATCAATTATTTCGTCATTTCCTGAAGTTTGTTTTGAAGGCTTTTCGCGTTTTTTGATGAAACCATCGATGAAACAAGGATTTCAAATAATTCAGGAATCACCACATCAAGCGGAAAAGTATCAATTTCCGCCGCCCATTCATCAACCATCGGGAGCGATTTATCAGCGTTTTTAGCCATCGCCCAGAGGATTTGAATTATCGTGATGAATTCCATCGTTGTTAATGTCATAAGTGCATCATTTAAAGCACCATCGGAAGCAGAACGGAAAACCGCTTTCGCGTCCAAGTTTCCACTTTCATCGACACTTTCAACTAATTCCGCCATTCCTGAAATTGCCGCTTCTAATATCGGCATTACATCCGGGAGAATATCGCGCCCGAATGCAGAACGATAAATGAAAAGCCATCCCATCGAAGAATTAACTTCAATGGAATGACCTTCATTGAGAGTTATTTTTTTAAGCATGCTACTAACTCCAATCTAATTATCTAATGAATAAGCCATTTGATATTTTCGTTTTTTAAAGTGCCGGAACAGGTGGTGCAGTAAACAAAGTACTATACGCCGAATCTCCCGGTTTGTAAGAAGCCACCGTGATGCCCGTGCCGTTGTCACCAACTACCGTTATATCGCAATTTTCCGTTACTGGTTCTTTACTATCTTCAATAGTATTGAATTCGCGATTGATTCCGCCAAGTGTGACATTATAAATAATAACACGCCTTGCTTCAACATCGCCTTCCGTCTGAAATGCTATGTACACCGGCGGCTTTGTTGCGCCCTTGATCGCCGCGATTCCACCTCCCGCCGTTACGGCATATCCGAAGAAATCCTTTTTGGCATCCGTGTCGAATCTTGCGACTTCAAGCGAACCCGTGAACCCATTGTCAGAAAATCCCGACCAATAGATCATATTATCGGCATAGAATTCATTCGAATCACCTTCTGGTTCAAGTGAAAGCGAAACCGCGCCTTTCTGATGGTACGGCGTTCCAAGTGTAACCGTTCCGTTTGTATCGGTATACGTTCCGATAATCAGGTTGGAAATACCAAATTCAACTTTGTTGTTATCAGCCATTTCCCTTTTCTCCTCTCGTTACTGAATAATAAATTAAGAAAACACCTTCTGATTCAATATATGTATCTTCGGATTTCTCATAGATCCATCCGTCACCAATCAAAACATCTTCAAAAGCCGTTTCCATTTCTTCGTTTTTCTCTGAAAAATAGTATTCGACTTGGTATGTGTTTTCGCGCCAATAAATCGAATTATCTGCGATCATGGTGTTCTGACCGTTTCCCAAATACGCCACATATGGCGGATTCTTTGGCGCGTTCTCCGTTTTAAAGTGGGAAAACACACACGGAATATTAGTCCTTTGTAATGTTGTAAAAATGCTCATAATGTATTCACCAACAAATCTATCAATTCATCGTTTGCTTTTGCTTCCGCTTCTTTCATGAATCCCGTTCCGCTCTTTCGCCCGTATGATCCAAATTGGTTTCGCACCATATGCCCGTTTTCAAGCAAATGAGTTAATCCCGGTTTCGTTGCATTGTAAATTATGTACGAACATGAACCGCGCTTTTCTGACTTTTTGATTCGCCATCCATCCGCCAAATGCTTCCCAGATGCGGAAGAACGTGGCGTAGTGTTCTTTAAATCAGCCTTGCAATGTTGCGCCGCCGTTTTCATACATTTCTGAAGTTTTTCATTTTCTTCTTCACAAAATTCACTTAATGCACGATCAAGTTGAACGGTCAAACCTTCGATTTTCATATCGCATCAACTCTTTCTTCCAACACCAGAGCCACCGAATCACGTTGTGCGACCCAATCCACCCGAATCACGTTATACATCTTTCCATCAAATTCCACCAATTGCTCACCTTCATAATCAACCCGGTTCGCTATCGTCAGATTTACAGATGGATGCAATCCGTTCTGGGCCGCTTCATAATATTCGGAATGATAGACACCGCGCGCATAAACAAATACTTCTTTTGTTGTGAATGTCAGCGTTTCATTCCCGGCCGCATCATAAGCCGTTCCGCTTACTTTATACAAAATTGCAGTAGAATCATACATCGTAATTCACCGCCCAATTTGTATAGCCTGAAGCCGTGACAAGCTGCGCTTTCTGTTCATCATAACTTTTTTTCAAACGATCATAATCATCGGGAATTCCGAAATTCGCCTTGCAATAAGTACAGATCGCACGGTTCACAATTGCATCCAATTCTTCCGGAACAACCACGCCCGCAATGCCCATATCTATCTTTGCGGCTTCAATCAGATCCGTTAATTCAGCATCGTAAGCATCCGAAGTTATTCGAAGCGCCATTTTCACTTTTTCCAACATTGTTAATTCCGCCATACTATTTCACCAAACACAATCGGCGCAGTTAAAGAGCCGCGCCGATCGTTTCAATCATTTCTTTTTTCTTTTGGCGCAATGTTACGCCATCAATACCATTTTCATCCGCGAATGCTTTCAATTCCGTTTTCGTCATGCCTGATAACGATGCGAATGAAAGTGGTTGTTCTGTTCACTGACCTTCGACAATCCTAACAACTCTACCCGGGGCAACGATTCCGCCCGCAGCGTAAAGTCTACCGATAACACGAACCATATCAGCCGCAGCTTCGGTTATATCGTCAAATTTAAACTGTACCCCGTCACCGTTCGGAAGATTTATCTGAAATGCGGAAGGATCAGCAATAACCGCAAAGCCACCACTAAGAGCGTTCGAATCTACATAAATAACATCCATTCCATCGAACGGATCATATCCGTAATTTGCGGAAAGAGCGGAAGCCTTCAGAGCCGCCGCCGTTGCTCTTGTTGTGAACAGAATCGGATTCGATGCTTCAGCGCCAAGAAGTCCCTGTGCGCCGACAATATCCGCCGTAGTAAGCGAAGCACCCGCAGCTTCATATTCGGCAATGAGCGCGCCCACTGTTCCCGATGCGGCGCCGTAAACCAGAGAATCCGCAAGCGATTTTACAATCTGGTATTCGATTTCATCAAAGATATAATCAAGAAAAGCCTGACCGCGCATATCCATAACTTCATCGCTGACCCTAACCATCTTTTTCATCATTCCCGGAATCAGCTCTACATAATTAATCACAAGATTTTCTTCCGTAATAGCATTGCCACCTTCAGCATGTTCAATAGGCGGTTCGGCGGACACTTCATAGCCAACTTTAAGATTGCCCTTGAAATATGTTCTTCTGACAAGGCGCATAAGTTCGTTAGATTCCCATGCCGTATTGATTTTATCTTCGACATAAGTTGGAATCGCAATCGTTCCATCTTCCGCGTTCTCTGTCAGAAGCGCGCGGCATTCCGTATCATCTCCCGTTTTGAGATATTCGGCATACGCATCCAGATATTCTTTTGTATTTCTCACTTCAACCATTTTGGATTCCTCTTTTCTTTCTTCACCCGATTCGATAACCGAACCGCTTTTTTTCATTACCGCTTTGACCTTCGCCGCACGGGTTTCCATCTCTTCTTTGATCGCATTCTTTCTTTCTTCGATCATATCGATTTCAGCATTCAGCGTTTCAATCTGTTCAGCATCCGCTTCAGCCGCTTCCGTTGCGATCTCCGCCGCCCTTGTTTCAAGTTCTTCGGCGTTCATGTTCATAATTTCTTCGCGTGTCATAGAATTACCATCCTTTTGATACCGCTTTAGATTTAACTTCCAGACGTTTCCGAGCAATTTCAAGTTCTTTCGCTTTAAGTCGCTCCGCTTCCACCTTCTGAATCACTCCGTCCGAAAGTGTACGAATAGATATTTCCGTTGCATCGTTGGCGGGAATGCTCACCGCCGAAACATCATATAATTTAGAAATCCCGGAGATTTTACGAAGCACATGAAACTTTCCATTATCATCCTGAATTTCATCATAATCATCTTCGGAAACCACAAAACCAAATGACATTTTATCCGTATAACCGCCCCGAATTTCGTCATAAAGTTGGCGGCCAATTTCCGTTCCGCCAAGGTCAGCCATTATATGAAGTCCATGTTCATCTGGTTCAACTTCAAGCGTGCCGTTACTGATACGCGCAAAAACGCGCCCTTCATGGTTATACTGCATGATAACATCACGCATATCACACGAATCGAAAGCATTCGGATCGATGGTTTCGCTGAATATTACGTTATCATCTTCCCAGAGGACATAAGGCGAATCAAACGTTGTGGCGTACCCTTCAACCACTTTTTGCCCTTCTTCACGTTCTAATTCTTCATTCGCCCTGAATTCCATCAGATTTCTATATTCTCTATCACTCTTTATCGGCATCGTTTTCATTCCCTTCTTCATCACCGCGCACAATATTCCCCTCTTCATCAAACAAATAATATTCGCCACGAATCGTTGGCGTGTCACCACCTTCAATCGGCGGAAGATTCCAGATTTCGCGGATTTCATTTCGTGACATAATCCCACGATCAGCCATCTGCGCCGATACGTTTAATTTGTCTGCATTGCTCAAATACTGCAATCTATTTGACGATGCAAACACGCGCGAACCTTGTGCGCGCTCACGCTCTGTAAATATTGCCTTTGTCATTGCTTCGGAGAATTGAATGGCAAACGGTTCAACTGCACCTTCATAGAATGCCGACCACGAATCACCATATGCTTTGTTTTGAAGCACATCTTCATTCACTCCGAAATAGTTATAAACATTTTCGTGAATCTGCTTCATTTGTTCCGCGTCCACCGTATACGGCTTCACATCGATTTGTTTAATATCTTTGTATGTATTCGGAAAGAGCAAAAAACCACCCGTGTTTGCTTCCGTTGCAAAATTCTCCGCGCTGAATCGCTCCGCTTCCTTCCGCAGATCATCAGGCTTTGCAAAATTTGAAAGAGTTGCCATGAAGCGGAATGTTGATGTGTTCTTAACCGCTTCTTCGATGCCCTGATTCTGAATGTGGATTAGCTGCATCGTTTCATTCAAAGCATGGTTCGTATCTCCGAAAAAATCACGTTTATATTGGTGCTTCGTAAGAACCGCGCATTTGTTGAATTCCACCGCCCCGACATTCCCGGAAGCGAATTTGTACCGAAGCCATATTTCATTTTCATATTCAATCAATTCGCAGTTTGTGGGAAGAACGGGATAATACCCCGTTATCACCATGCGTTCATCAAATACCGGGCAAATAAAGCATGTATTGTTTACATCCAAGATCGTACTAACACGATACAGAAATTGCGAATTCGTCATAAATTGATTCATGCCAAGCCGCAATTTCGCCTGAAGTGGCAAATTCGCCGTGCCGCTAATTTCAATTGATAGTTTTGAAATGTGACGCGCACGGGCATCAATCGCAGCACGCACGATTTCACTTTCATAAATCGCACCGCCCCATGATGTGAACGCCGGACGATATGCGGTTAGCGTTCGGAACAATTGCCCCGCATCATATGCTTCGCGTGATTTTTTCGCTTCATCTGGGCGAAATATTTTTTCAAACAGACCCATAATTTTTCCTTCTTATTCGTTCTTTAACTGTTCACCAATTTCGTTATGCCATTTTTGGCGCACCGTCATAGCATCAAGCAACGCCGCCGTGCCATCGATTCGCGCCAATTGGTTTATCTTTACCAATCTACCCCGCCCGCGTTCATTATTCATCTTAATCGCGGAATTAAGCAGATGGATTTTTAATAAATCGTTGTCACCAATATTAATTTTTTTATCACGAATCAAGCCGCCTAATTCCTGAATAACCGGGTATAGGTTTTCGCCCTGATATACATCGTCACATTGGAATCCATAACCGCGAAGATCCTGAATCAAATATTGGCTCGACCATCTATCATATCCGATCTGAAGCGGATAAATCTGATATTTTTCCACCAGATCCACGAACCATTGAAAGCAATCGTGATAATCAACGAAGTTTTCGCCCGATAATTGGAGCAACCCACGCTGCAAATAAATGTTATACGGTACACCATCACGTTCTTTCATTTCGTCCAGTTTTTCGGATGGCATGAAGAATTTCGAAATTACATTGATTGTGCCGTTCTTTTCTATCAGAGCGCAACAACATGTTAAATCCGTTGTTTGTGATAGATCTATACCACCGACCGCGTAACTGTTTCGCATCGCTTCGTATGTTATCGGTTCTCCCGTTATTGCTTCCACCTTTTGCGCCGGAATCCAAGCGGCGCTTGACGATTGTTTGATGCAGCAATATTTTGTTAGAAATTCATTTTTTTTCGAAAACGACCCTTCAGCAATTGCGATTTCTTCCAACAGATAATCCACCGAAATTGAAACGCCCAGATTCGGATTAGCCTTTTGCAGTTCGTTTATGTCGTTCCATTTATCAATATCATCTATCATATAAAGAAACGGCAACAATCGGGTTTCTTTTGAATCGCCCAATAAGAACCGTGTTGACCGTTTCATTAATTCGTCATATATCGAATCGTTAATATAATTAGCCGTGCTGATTGAAATGATTAAAGGTTGTTCACGCGAACCAAGTGCAGATTTTAGCACTTCGTATTGCTTCAAACCCTTGTCACCTTCCCAAGCTGCGATTTCATCACAAATAACCAAATGCGGGTTGAACCCGTCCGATCGTTTCGCACTATGTGGTATTTTCTTCACCAACGAATTCGATTTAGGTACATACTTATCACCCTTGCGCGGTTTCGTTATTGCCGAAAGTTCTGGATCTAATAACACGCTTTGCCAAAACGCATCATACACGATTTCCGCTTGATCTACCTTCGGCGCGCAACAATATACTTCAGCACCATATTCATCATCAGCATATACGCAATATTCAATGATCCCGGCCGCAAGCAACGATTTCCCTGATTTGCGACCCATGCCCATAAAAATCTCACGAAATTGTCTATTGCCTTTATCGTCCACGATTCCGAAGATGGAAGCCAAAGCTGCTTTTTGCCAAAGTTCCAACTTCAGCAGCTTCGGCGCATATTTGCCTTTTGTGTGATGTGTATGTTTTTCAATGAAGCGAATCGCTTTGTTCGCTTTCCGGGCATTGTATTGAAATCGCCCTTCTTCCAATCCTTTTACTATGTATTCATATACCAATCTAATCCATTTACCAACTATGATCGTTCCATCGCTGATACCTTGATAGTATTCCAGTATGTAATTATTCAAAGCCATTTCCTTCCATTCCTAACTTTGGATAACTCCGCATAACTTCGCCCGATTTTGCATAAAAAATGTATAAAAGTATATTAATTCGCGAAATTTCAGGTCTATTCAGAGAAAAGTTAACG